TGGGTCGGCCGGGATTCGTTTGGCGCGAACTACAACTGGGAGGATCTACGCTATGTGCGCGAGTGAGAGAGTGGTTGTAGGAGCACTGAATCTAGAGCGGGCGCGCGTCGCCCTCAATGGCGAACTCGCATCGATCGTGTATACCGACCCGCCATGGGGTCCGGGTCTGCTGACGTATTTCCACACGATCGCCGGGAAGAGCCCTGAAGAGGATTGGCCGGCCTTCCTCGATACGCTCGGGGGCGTCATAGTGTCCTCGGTCCGGCCTGGCGGCCATGTCTTCATCGAGATGGGCGTCGATTGGATCGAGGACCTGGCGGCGGCGATGGAGGGGGTCGGGCTGGAAGAAAGTGCGCGTTGGGTTGTCCAATACGGTAGCCCAAAGCGGCCGTCCCTTGTCTGGTACTCTGGACCCGGTGTGGAGGGCTGTGATCCGACGGGTATGAGCGGTGTCGCGATGACGCGCCATGTGCTGGAGAGTGTAAGGGAGCCGGGCGCGCTAGTCTTCGATCCGTGCTGCGGCAAGGGAATGACTGCCCGTTGCGCGGTCAGGCTCGGGATGCGTTTTGCCGGCGTAGAACTCAACGCCAAAAGGGCGCAGGTCACCAAAGACTGGCTCGCGAGGAACGTCAAATGATCTTCCTCGGCTTGACGCCTGCCCAAAAGAACGCGGAGATAACGCGTTACTGCAAGGCGCACGATATCGACAAGGTCTTTTTCCTTTCGCCGGAGAAGTTTCGGTTCCCGGTGACCGTCGAGCATGAGTATGTCGAGTGGGCTGATATAATCATGTACCGCCACTACTACCGGCTGATCCAAGAGATCGGCCCGAACACACTAGTTGTCGTGAACGAATGTTTGCGGACACAGAATCGGCACGAGCTGACATATAACTGTATCCGCAATTTCATGAACCAGACGACGCACCAACTCATTTTCCAGTATCTGCCGCTAATCGACACCTTCGACGATTTCATGATCCTGTTCGATTTCGATACGCGGAGCCGGTGGAAGCGGGAGCGATGGCGCCCTGGGTTCCGCGATGAGGCGCGGATCCATGTACAGGAGGTGCTGATCGAGTTCAACCCGATATATGTGCCGGCCTCGCCGAAGCTACAGGCGGCCTATGCGAAAGAAAAGCGAGACCGGATAGATAACATAGGCCAGCGCGATCCTCACACGATCCCGAGGAACCTGTATTTGCTTTCGGGCAGGGCGCGGCGTCCTCATGTTGATCCAGCCAAGTATTATATCGGCCGGAACCAGCGCTTTCGGCTCGACAATCTGCAAACGTATCGGCAAGACGAATTTCTGCATCACTACACGGTCTTCGAGTTCCCGCACGATTTTATTCAGTTCGCTGATTTCGTTGCACTGTCAGGCCAGTCGCGGTTCGATGTTTTGGTCGCTGACCTGAAGGTCGACTACTGGTATCTCGAGCGTTATCAGGCATGGTCAGAAAGGATACGAGATGGCTATTCAGCGATACACGGGTAAGACGGTCCTCGAAGCGGCGCGGGAGCGTATTTCTTTCGTCTTCGATCACAAGGAAGAGATCATCGTCTCGGTCAGCGGCGGCAAGGACAGCACCGTACTGGCGCACCTTGCTTTATCCGAAGCCAATCGTCGTGACCGTCGTATCGGGCTCTATTTCCTCGATGAAGAGGTCGTGTATCAGAGCACGATTGATCAGATCGAGTACCTGATGGAGTTGTTCCCGGACAACACGAAAGTGATGTGGCTACAGGTCCCATTCCACTTGACCAATGCTACGTCGCTGACAGAGGGCCAGCTGAAGTGCTGGGAGCCGGGTAAGCATAAGGAGTGGATGCGGTCGCGCAACCCTGACGCCATGAAGGCGCGGCCCTGGGGGCCAGAACATGAGAAGGTGGGGGTCCGTGCCAAGGGTTTCGGCTTCTATGATGCGATCGCGGCGTTCAGGCGGCTACACAAGGACGCGGCCTTTCTCGTGGGGCTTCGTGCGGCCGGTGAATCGCCAAACCGTTGGCGTGCGGTCACCAAGCACCCGATAGAGTTCGGCGGGCAGAGAATCTATTGGGGCACGAGGCATGAAGGGACCGCGTCGCTGTACCCGATCTATGACTGGAATTTCCATGACGTATGGCGCTACATCCATGATGAGGGCCTAGAGTATTCGAAGCTCTACGACTTCCAGTTTCGGAAGGGCTATCCGATCAGCGAGATGCGGTCATCGTCGTTGATCCATGAGCAGTCGTTCAAGAGCATTTGCGACCTGCCAGAGTTCGAGCCGCGCACGTATAACCGTCTCCTGAAGCGTATCAAGGGGATCGCGTTGGCCCAAGAAGCTGGCCGTAACGCGAAGTTGTATCGGTGTCGGAAGTTGCCGAAGAACTTTACGAGTTGGATCGACTATCGGGATTTCCTCATGAAGACGCACCCGGACAAAGAGCGCCTTCCGATATTCGAGCGTCGTTTCGCGCGACACTTGAATAACGAGTATGTGGCGCGCCAGCAATGTCGCCAGCTCGTCTTGAACGATTATGAGAACAATCTGCCGGTCGATAACGCGCCGGACCCGAGAGAAGAACTGATCCGTTACTACGACGAGGTGCTGTGATGTATATCGACACTCCAGAAGATTTCCGGGCGATCCGTGAAAAGCTCGAGCCGGTCTACCTGAACTCTCCGAAGCATGGTCAGGTAGCGGTCCCGTGCATGAATACTCTGCTGGTGCGCAGGGAATTGGTTGTCGCGAACACGTATAATCCGAACAGGGTGAGTGACGACAAGATGGAGTTGCTCCGACAGTCGATCGTCGATAATGGGTGGTGCTTCCCGATCGTGGCGATATGGGACGACGAGTCGGAACACTTTGTGATCATCGACGGATTCCATCGCGGACTCCAAGCGAGCGCCGAATGGCTAGACCTCGACTATGTGCCCCTCGTCTGTCTGCCGCACAGTATGGCCGACCGGATGTCCGCAACGGTCCAGTTCAATAAGGCGCGGGGCGTGCATCAGGTCGATCTCGATGCAGAGATCATCAGGAGCCTCATCGAGCAGGGGCTCGACGAGGAAGAGATCTCGACGCGCTTAGGAATAGATCTCGACACGATCCATCGGTACAAGCAGCTGACAGGTGTAGCGGAGTTGTTCGCGAATGCCGATTACTCCTTGGCATGGGAGATGGTCGAGGAAGACGATGAGGTCGCAGTATGAATGCTGGACCATACTTCGTCACCCCGCACGCAGTCGAGCGGTTTCGTGAGCGCATAGCCCCGCTCACCTATAATCAGGCCAGAGTTGCAATTATTCACGGCCTTGCGGAAACCAACAGCACGCCTCGGCGGCTCACCGAGGGACTGGCTACTATCTCCGGGTACGGCGGCCGTACTCATTCCGTGCCGTGATAGTGCCTGGAGAGGGTGGGGCGTGGGTGGTCGCAACGATCTTGCGCAGTGGCTCTGGTCGAGGCGGGCCGTCACAGCGAAGAAAGCGAGAGAGGCGACGGGCGGCCCGAAACGCTTGCACCGCAATGCGAATTGGCGTAAATTTAAGGTAGAATCCTGACGCTGTCATGCATCAGGGCTGAATCTTGTTCGCACCTATGTCAGGAGCGCCGGCAGTGGACACGATTCCAGCAGGCACCTTCGACGCTGCGCAGCCTCTATGTCCGCGGTGTGGTCGCGTGTTGTTTGGCCGAGTCTACGCGCGTACCGATAGCGCGCTCATGACCTGTGCCCAGCGGCCCAACGGGGTCCGGTGCTCTACCCGTGTCGTCCTGATCGCTGCGGAACATGGCCGGGTCCACGTCATCGGCCTGCCCCGTGATGCGTTTTATACGCTCATGGTCGACGCGAGACCGGTAGAAAAGGTGCTGGAAGCGCATGGGTACGAGATAGGGAGGGCGGTGTGAAAGATATCAACGCGACAGATCTTGCCGGTCTAGATCTCGACGACCTCGACATAGGCGACATCGGGCTCGACGAACTCGACCTTGACCTCAAGGGCTTCGACCTCGGCATGGGTGACGTGTTCGGGGAGATTGAGACGAGGTATGTCAAGCCGCCCCTCTACGTCGGCAAGCGCCGCGCCCCGGTCCGCTATGAGTACGCGGAAGAGTTGGCCCAGGAGATCGGCCCCGCGATCATGGCAGGCGAGAGAGTGGACGCGGTGGTGTCCGGCAACTTCATCTTCGGTGACTTCATCGAGGCGCTACTGGTAGAGGAGAATGCACTCTGCGACGACCTCACACTCTCGACGCTCTCGATCAATCAGGAGAACGTGGACAGCCTGCACAACCTGATCAAAGGCGACTACCTCGGGGAACTCAACATCGTCGTCAGTGACTACTGGTATAGCCACAACCGCCGGGCGCTCCCCTATATCTACGAGAAGCTGGACATCGACGACAAGTTCCAGCTCGCGGTGGCTGGGATCCACACCAAGATCACACTACTCCGGATCGGCGAGCGCAAGATCGTGATGCACGGCTCCGCGAATCTCCGCAGTAGCAGGAGCGTTGAGAATTTCGTGATCGAAACGGACCCGGTAGCGTATGACTTTCACCGGGACTGGCATCAGACGATCCTCGATCACTATGCCACGATCCGGAAAGCGCCAAGGGCTGGCGCACTCTGGGACATACTCACGCCAGACAAGGAGACAGCATGAGTAAGGTAAACGATCCATACTGGGCAGCGGTAACGCGGGCAAGCCGCAGGAATCCGCAGCGCAGGACGTAGGCTGAACGCCTATGGAGGCCGGGGCGCCCATGAAGCGGTGTGGAGCAAAGACACGGGCCGGGACGCCATGCCAGCGGTACCCGTTGGCGGGCCGGGAGCGATGTAGGCTTCACGGCGGCGCTACGCCCCGTGGTAAGGACCTGCCACAGACCAAGACCGGGCGTTGGTCAAAGGATTTGCCGACTCGTCTCGCCGCACGATACCACGAGGCATTGAAGGACAGCAGGCTCCTCGAACTCCGGGACGAACTTGCGTTGATCGATGCTCGGCTCTCGGAGCTGGTCGCGCAACTCGACGGCGGTGAGGCTGGCGCAATCTGGGCCGATCTCATGAAAGCGCGTCGGGAGTTCAATGACGAGAGCAAAAGGCGGGACGCGATTCTCACGATGCTCGAACTTATTGAGCGTGGCGCTGCCGAGTGGCAGAAGTGGGACGACGTGCTCCGCACGATCGAGCGGCGGGCCAGGATCGCGGAATCGGAACGCCGTCGTCTCGTCGAGGCGCAACAGATGATCAGCGTCGAGCAGGTGAACGTACTGATCGCGGCGGTATCGTCAATCATTCGACAGCACGTCAAGGATCGTGATGCTTTGCGCGCCATCTCCGCCGACATTGGCGGAATCCTTTCTCACGGGTCTAGCCTCACACATTGACCCGGATCCAGCGCCTCAGGCAGTGGCGCTTGGGTGGGAGGAATGGGTCACGACCTACTTCCCCCGTGCCACGAGTGCGCCCTTTGCCGAGCGCCACCGGAAGCTATGGGAGTGGTTCGATGCGCTGGAACCGGGCAGGCGACCCCGTGCTCGTATCGAAGCGTGGCCTAGAGGGGGCGGGAAGTCGACCTCGGTCGAACTCGGCATCGTTTGGGTCGGTGAAAAGCTGTCGCGTCGGTTCGCGCTATATGTTTCAGCGACACAGGCGCAGGCGGACAAACACGTACAGTCAATCGCTACACGGCTTGAGTTTCTGGGTCGCGGTCGGTCGGTCAACAAGTACGGGATCAGCCAAGGCTGGAAGGTTGATCTTCTGCGCACGGATCACGGCTTCAATGTGATGGCGATCGGGCTCGATGCTGCGTCGCGTGGTGTCAAGTTGGAGGACTTTCGGCCTGACCTGATCATCTTCGATGATGTTGACGGCCGGCACGATTCGGAGCTGACGATAGCAAAGAAGATCGAGGCGATCACGGAGACGATTATACCGACCGGCTCGACTGACTGCGCTGTCCTGTTCGTTCAGAACCGGATCCACTCGGATAGCATCATGTCGATGTTGCTCGACGGGACAGCCGACTTCCTCTTGCGCCGTGAGGTGTTTGAGGAGCCGGCGGTGATCGGCCTGGAGTACGAGTCAATCGTCACCGAGAACGGCAGGGAGTACCGGATCACGGGCGGGAAGCCAACATGGGCAGGCCAGCCGCTTGAGACCTGTGAGGCGCAGATGAATGACTGGGGTCGCGCTGCGTTCCTCCGCGAAGCACAGCATGAGACTGATGCCGAAGAAGATGGCCTCTGGCAACGAGCCAGGGATATTGACCCGTTCCGGATCCGGCCCAACTCTCATCCTGCCCTCTATCGGATCGGTGTCGCGATCGATCCGAACGCTGGCGAAGGTGGAGACGCTGCCGGGATCATGGTCGGCGGTGTATACCGGGTCGGGCACCAACTCCACGGCGTACTGCTCGAAGACTGTACCGTGGACGGCGGCCCTCGTGCTTGGGCAGAAGAGGCAGTCGCGGCATATCACCGACACGGGGCCGATGTAATGGTCGCGGAAAAGAACAATGGCGGCGAGATGGTCGCAATCACGATCGGGACGGTAGACGGCGCACCACCGGTAAAGCTGGTCCATGCGAGTCGGGGTAAACTGACACGCGCCGAGCCGGTCCAGTCACTTTCGGAGAACGGGCAACTCCACCATGCGGGCGTGTTCGTTGAGTTGGAGCGAGAACTCTGCACTTGGGCGCCCGGCGACCCGAGCCCGAACCGGCTAGACGCCTATGTCTGGCTCTGGACCGAGCTGATCCTGACTGGCGCGCCCGGCATAATGATCGGGAGGGCCTGATATGCGCCGCCTTCTTGCCCTGCGTGCTGAGATCCTGACCGCGATCGCCTGGCTCGCGGGCTGGGCGCTCCTAACGATCGCGGTCGCAGAGATTGCGCCGCCTCGTGTGGTTTGGCCAGCAAGTGTTGGCCTGCTCTGCTTTGCGCTCGGCGGGTTCCGGCTTGTGGGCTACATCGCGATGACCGGACTGTATCTACTTACACGAGAGGATGACGATGGCTAATCCGATACTCCGGGCCGCGAAGGCGTTACAGGTGCCGGACGTGAAACGGTTGATCGGTGCACCTCCGATCCCGAGCTACCAGGACGGCAGGCCGCAGTGGTCCGAGTGGAGCACTGACAACGCGATCAAGGAGGGCTTCAAGCGCTCGACCTGGGTCTACGCCTGTGTTTGGCGTATCATGCGCGCGGCGGCGAGTGTTCCGTGGGTCGTGTCAAGGCGCGAGGGCGATAAGTGGGTCCCGGTTCCGGGTCACCCGCTCGAACTCCTCTTGGAGACGCCGAACCCGAAGATGAGCCGTCAGGATCTGATCGAGCGCACGGCAAGCCACCTATATCTCGGCGGTAACGCGCTCTGGCAGAAGGTCACAGCGCGTAACATCGTCGCGGAACTCTGGCCCCTCGATGTTGGCGGCATTAAGCCTATCATTTCGCAGCGTGACTTCATCAGCGGTTACCAGTACGAGCGCGGCAAAATCAGGCATCTCTACAAGGCTGACGAGGTCGTCCATTTCACCTTCATCGACCCTGCGAATCCATACTGGGGTATGTCGCCACTACAGGCGGCGGCGCGGACGGTCGATACGGACGTGGAGGCGGTCAAGTGGAACAAGATCGCGCTCCAGAATCGGGCCACACCCGACGGCGTATTCACGCACGATGCGCCTCTGACCCCGGAGCAGTGGGAGGAAGCACGGGACCATGTCAGGAGCCAGCATCAGGGCGCGGACAACGCTCGGACCCCATGGGTGCTTGGTGGCGGTGCGAAGTGGCAACAGATGTCGCTCTCGCCTGCTGAGATGGATTTCATTGAGTCGAGGAGGATGACGCGTCTCGAGATCTGCGCGATCTTCGGTGTGCCGCCCGTACTGGTCGGGATCTTCGACGACGCGACGCTCGCGAACGCGGAGACCTCGATCAAGATCTTCTGGACCGAGACGGTGATCCCGTTCCTCTCCGATATCCGGGGCGCTCTGACCCGGTCGCTGGTCCCGCTCTTCGGTGATCCGGCTAGTTTGTGGCTGACCTACGACACGAGCAATGTCGAGGCGCTACAGAAGAGTATGGAAGACCTGGTCCGGGTCGGCGTCGAACTCTGGAAGACGGGGATGCCGTGGCAACAGATCGCGGCGCTCCTGGACCTCGACCTCCAGCCGTGGGACGGATGGGACGTGTCGTGGATCCCGATCGCGATGCAGTCGAGCGATATGGCGCGAGGTCTGGACTTCGAGGCTCTGTGACCGCCATGCTCGATCCTCTCCAGATCCAGACCCTGCACCACCTCGAACAGCTAGGCGAGGCGTCGAAGCCGTTCGCCGCGTATCTCGCACAGTTCCACCGTGCGTTAGTCGATCAGGGGTTCAGGCGAGCCGAGGCCTTGGAGTTGGTGGGCGTTATGCAGAGAGCGATACTACGGAGTATGGGGAGGGAGGGGGAAGATGAGTGACGACCTGAAGGCCAGGTTGCAGATCACGGCGGTCATCGCAGGTATAGTTGGCGTGATCGCCATCGCTCTCGTGGTGTCGCTGCGCAACTATGGCGAGTGCCGGGCGCAGGGCTTTACCCCGTTCTACTGTGCGACCTCCCACTTTTGAGGGCTCAATGACCGCTTTTGTGCTTCTCCTGCATGACTGCATACAGCCGAGGGAGCCATGGCCTACGCGATGACCCGCACCTTCGTCCCGCTCGAAGCGAAGAGACTACGCCGAGAACTCTGGCGGTATCTGCACCGGGTAGCGCGGTCTGGTGAGCCTGCAACCCGTCGTCAGTTCCTTGAGGCGGTCCGCCAGCTTCGGGCCGGGATAGATCTGTCTGCGTTGGAATCTGCGCTAGAGGCCGGGAACGTGGACGCGGCTATGCGCGCGATACCGTGGGATGTATTCGAGGGGGAATTCGCGCGGGTCGAGGCCATGTTCGGCCGGCTCTTTGAGCATGGGGCACAGGCCGCCGCCGCTGAACTCTCGGGCCGGCTCGGGATGACGCTCGCCTTTGATCTCGTGAATGAGCGGTCGGTCGTGTGGGCGGAGGAGCACGCCGCGCAACTCGTTAGGGAGATCAGCACCGAGACACAGCAGGCGGTCAGGCAAATCATCGTGCGCGGCTTCGTCGAGGGCGAGACAGCGGTCGAGATGCGTCAGGCGATCTATGGGCGCGTTGGCCTGACCCGTCGCCAGCAAATGGCTGTCGCCAACTACCGGGTCCGTATGGAAGTTGAGGAAGGGCTTACGGGCGCGCGGCTGGACCGTACGGTCTCGCGCTACGTCGAGCGCACGATCAGGCGGCGTGCTGAGAATATCGCTCGGACCGAGACGATACGGGCCGCGCATGCCGGGACACAGGAGATATGGCGTGAGGCGGTCGGGCTCGGCTATATCGAGGCGGACGCACGGAGGCAATGGATTGTCACCCCTGACGATAGACTTTGCAATATTTGCGAGCCGATGCACGGTCAGGTTGTCGGACTAGAGGAGGACTTTGCGTCGCCGAAGGATGGTGCGACCACGCTCTATCCGCCGCTACATCCGTCGTGCCGGTGTAGTGTGGCGCTTGTTATATAGTCCTTGCGCGGTGCATAGTCTCTGCGTATAATGGTATAGGAACATAGCGTGACGGCGTCGCACTAAACACGTCGGACCAGGCCAGAGGCCCGCCTTGGGGGGAGACCCTAAGGAGCGGGCCTTTTCGCATCTATACCCGGAGGCCGGGATGCTCCACAAGTCGCTCCAGATTGAGGTCAAGGTCGATTCCGATAAGCGGGTGATAGAAGGCTACGCCGCTGTATTCGGCAATGTGGACCTGCACCGTGACATTATCCACCCTGGCGCATTCACCAATACGTTGCGGGAGCGCCTGCCAAAGAATCTCATCAAGGTCCGGTTCCAGCACCGGGACCCGATCGGCCTCCCCTTGCACGCGGAAGAGGATAGCAAGGGCCTCTTTACTCGCTCGAAGATCAGCGCTACCCCGCTAGGTGATTCAGTCCTCCAACTCGCACGTGACGGCGTTGTCGACCGCATGAGCATCGGCTACGGCGTCGTGAAGTGGGAGCCGGAGGAACAGGAGGGCCGCCACATCACGCATCTGAAAGAACTCAAGCTCTATGAATACAGTTTGACGGACCTCCCCGCGAATGAAGAGGCGATCATCACGACCGTGAAGAGTATGACGGATCTCGAGCAGCTGTTCGGCTCGCTCAGCTCCGCGCTCGCGTACCTGAAGCACGAGGGCGCGATTACCGATACCGACAAGGCTGAAGCGTGGATCACGACACTACGCAAGGCCGCCGACGATATGCAGGCACTCCTGCCGACCTCGGAGCCGGACGATTCCACTCCGAAGGGTAGCGAGCCACCAGAGACCAAGGCCGAGCCGGACGACTTTGATCTGCTCCACTCGGCGATTATGAACGCCCGTCTAATGTTCGGGCAAACCATGAGGAGCAATTAGAGATGAGCACTCCAATTGAGACACTGGTCAAGAATTTCGACGAGTTCACGGCCGAACTCTCTGCCACCCTCGATCAGCAGAAGGCTGAGCTGAAGGAGTATGGCGAGACCACCGAGAAGACCGGTGCACGCATTGATGAACTCGGCAACACTCTTCTGGAGATTGGTGAAGAGCTGAAGGCGGCACAGACTCGGATGGACGAGTTGGAGAAGGCCGCACAGCGCCCCGGCTATGGCGAGGAGCGGGAGGCCAAGACGCTCGGCGAGCGGTTCGTTAAGTCGGCAGAGTACAAGTCGATGAGCGGGACCAACTATGAGCGGAGCGACCGTTTCAGTGTCGGCGGTTTCTTCGGCAAGGATCTGACCAGCGACGCGACCTCTGGTGGCGCGCTGATCGTGCCTCATCGGGTCGCCGGTGTTGTTGCGCCGCCTGAACGGGCGATGCGGCTCAGGAACCTGCTCTCGGTGGCTCCGACCGATACGAACGCGATCGAGTATGTCGAGGAGACGGGCTACACGCACTACAGTGGCGATAATGAGGCCCCTGGTCCTGGCGCGAAGCCGGTCGCAGAGGGGGCAGTCAAGCCCAAGAGCAACCTGAAGTTCGCCAGGAAGAGCGTGAACGTACAGACGATCGCGCACTGGATCCCGGCTACGCGGCAGGTGATCGCGGACGCGAGCCAGCTTCGGAGCTACGTCGATGGGCGCCTCCTCTACGGGCTCATGCTCGAGGAGGAGCAACAGGTCCTGTATGGTGACGGCAATAGCCCTAATCTACAGGGGATCCTGACCCACACCGGTATCCAGACCTATAACTGGTCTGATGGTGCTGCGGGCGATACCCAGGTCGACGCGATTCGGCGCGGGATCACGAAGGCGCGGGTAGCAGAGTACCCGGTCGATGGTATCGTGATGCACCCGAACGACTGGGAGGACATCGAGCTACTGAAGGGCTCGGACGATCACTATATCTGGGTACAGGTCCCGGTCGGTGGTGTGATGCAGCTCTGGCGCGTGCCGGTCGTTGAGACGACTGCAATTCAGCCAGGTGATGTAGCGCTCGGCGCGTGGAGTCTCGGCGCTACGCTCTGGGACAGGGAGGAAGGCAATATTCGGGTCGGTGAGCCTGACGACTTCTTCTACCGGAACCAGGTTGCGATTCTCGCCGAGGAGCGGGTCGCACTGTCGATCTTCCGGCCTGAGGCGTTCGTCAAGGTGTCGCTCGACGCGGCGCCTGAGGGTGGTTCTGGTGGGGGTGTTGAAGGCTGATTCACGGGGGTGGGGGTGGCGTGATGCTGCGCTGCCCCTGCCCCATTTTCTCGGATAGCTATGACTATCAGAATGAAAGCACTCCAACACTTTGCTGGGTCTGATGGGTTCATTCGGCGCGGCGAAGTGTTCGAGGTAGACGAGGCGACGGCAAAGCGCTATGAGGGCCACTTGGCCGAACGGGTCAAGGCCGTCGAGTACGAGACGAAGGTCGTTGAGCCGAAGGCGAAGGCGGCGAAGCCCCGTGCCCGTAAGCCGGCACAGAGGCAGGCGGCGAAGAAGGCCGACACGAAGAAGAAAGAACCGAAGAAGGGTTGATGATCCCGGT